TGCAGCTTGTTCTGCACTGGCTACGTTTGTATCTTTTTGGCCTTTATAGCCAAACAAACCGCCAATTGCAGAACCTATACCTGAGAATAAATCACCCATTAGAAATGTGTTCCGCCAGGTATGCTATTAACTGGCATTGGTCTTGTACATCTTAGTTTAAATAGCGAATCAAATATAAATTGAGGTTCGCTAGCTACCGCTAATGTACGTTGTACATTAGTATCTGTTACCTGTATCCATGAATCACCAAGTAATGGCAGACTTGCGTATTCCTGTGCATAATGCCATGATTCAAGAGTACCTGTTGCGTTTGAACGGAATTTGCCAGTTACTGTACTTGGCTTATATCTATATTCCGCATAACGCTCTTGGTAACCGAACGTTGTTTCGTCGGCAGATGTACCTTGTGCATATATTTCTTTGTTTTTAACTGCTTGTTCACCAATCGTTGATAACGTTGGCCAGTAATAATCGTATATTGTTTCTCTAGAAAACATTCTGTTCAAACCTTGCTGATATGTCAAATCAGTTCTCACCGAAACGAGCCCAATTACAATAGTATGTTCAGTGAAACTCTTTGTAAAAGAGTGGCCACTTAGTACAGTTGTACCTATGGCCGACAGATTTCCCTGTGGTGTAGTTGCGTCTGTTGACGATGTTTGTGCGACCGGGCTTATATTAACCGGTGAGCTTCCGCCACCAAGATATTCTGGTCGTTGTAATCTAGCATCTGGGCTAGTTACATTGAAATGATTTTTTATTACTTCGATATATCTTGAACCGCCACGTGCTTGTATTTCAAGAAACTTTTGTGTTGCAAATGCTAATCGAAGTTGGTTAATTGTAGCTGATGTTGCATCTGATAAATCAGCATATAAAGGTGTATTAGGTGTAGAAGCACCAGTTCTAATTATAACTTGGCCACCAGCAATATCTGGTTGCATTGTACGTGCAGCTCCATTTGCATCATTAACAGTTAAAAATGGACTAGTAGTAGTATCAGCCGCTATAGGGGCAACGGTTCCTAACGGTAGTGTTACATCAGCCCCTTTTTGTGGCCAAGGTAATGATGATGTGAAATAATCGTGTTTTTTTCCTCTATTAAGTAATGAGTATGTTGTTGTATCGTTTCCACTTGTTGTATCAATTGTTTTTGGTGCTTGGAGGTTTTCATCTCGGAACCAATCGTTCCAGACGAGCGTATAAGCTCGGTGCCATAATGCACTAAATTCTAATCCTCCTACTTTTGTTGGTATTCCGAAATAATCGGAAAGAGATCCTTCAGCCTCTCCGCTTCCAGTTGCGGTAATTGTTGGTGGTATTGGAGCTGCGACTGTGAAGTCGGGTGTTCCATCTAGTCTAGATGGACCAGCTGCCTTATAAGTTTTTGTTTCACCCATAAATTCTTCGAAATCATCCCAGACAAGTCGTACTGGAACTGCGAAGAAATGGGTATCCATGAATGCGTTGTCCATGGTTGGGTGTATTGGTGTGGCTAATCTGCTAAATGCAGTGAGATTACATGAAAATGTATCTCCGGGCAATGCTTCATCAACATATATTGGCACTAATTCGCCGGCATTGAATGTGGTTTTAAGCCCATGACTCCTATCAAATGTTGAACGTTGTATATCGGCATGAGGTACTTCGCTAAACTGATGTTGTTGCGCAGAGCCAATTCTTGTATTATATTTGTGTGGGTTTTTCATGGGCATGTTGTTTCCTTATTTTTATTTTTTTTTAATTATAACATGTTCATGTGCTTTTGCAATACATGTTGGTTCTTGCGGTGTTAATTCTCCAGTTGTTGTTTCAAATGTGCCAATTCGCCAAAGCGAATAATCCTCTGGATTTTTGGCAATTTGTGTATCTTCATTCGCCAAATCGGCGAATTGTCTTAACGCTATTGCGTCGTTTTCCAAGCTGTAATCTTGGTGATATGCTTCAAGTGCTGAATCATATATTGTGTATTTGCAAAGTATCATAGCTTATTTCTCCTATATATGCTCATTCGAGCTTTATGTGTTTTCTCTGCTTGTCGCAGAGCCTCGGGCGAACGTAAGTGTTGTGTTTTTTTCATTTCCTTACGTCGCTTTTCTTTTATGACTTCCATATCACTTGGATATTCTATTTCATAAAGTCTATCATAATATTTTGGTGGTCTCATTTCTTTTCCATTAATATGTATATTGTCTGACGGATAAACGTCGTTTTTATGTTTGGCGAACCAGCTCCCCGCTATGCCGGGGCGCCGGCTCATTGTTGAGTATTCCTGTTGTTTTTCAATTATTTCGCCATTTGGTGTAATAATCTCGTAGTGTTTTAAACCATTTTCGTTTATTGCGTCTTTTTTTTGCCATTAATTTTCTTTTGAACGTAACCGGCGACATATGCCGCCGATTGGAATGTTACGTCTCCTATGGATGAATGTCCTTTACCCAATAGTTTACTTAATGTTTCTGATTGAGTAAGACCTTTCTGTCCTTGAATTATTTCGCGGTCGCGAAAATTTGTATTGAATAGTATTGCATGATAATGCGGACGGCC